TTGCAACAACAAAAGGGTTGGACAAAATTAGAAATCAGAGCTTCGAAGAAGTGTTTAACTATAAGATATAAATAGCCATAACTCAACCAATGGAGTTCTTACATGGCTAAAATTGCGTCTAGAAAACAATTTAAAGAATATATTTTACGCCGTCTAGGTTCTCCTGTAATTGATATCAATGTGGATGACGAACAGATCGAAGATCGTATTGATGACGCATTACTCAAATATCGAGACTATCATTTTGATGGTATGCAGCATGTGTATTATCCGTATCAGCTAACACAAACTGATATTACAAATCAATACGTCACGCTTCCGGAAGATTTCGTAGGCGTAACTCGCATTTTCGATATTAATGATTCCTACGGCGCTATGAATCTATTCAATATCCGTTATCAGCTTCATCTAAACGAACTGTTCAATATTTCTAGTGTATCGGTCACACCATACGTCGTAGCGATGCGTCATATTGAGTTTCTTGAAGAAGTATTCGTAGGTAAGAAACCTATTCGCTATAATCGTAATACTGATAAATTGTATATCGACATGAACTGGGGTGACGATACTGTAGCAGGTCAATTCATTATGATCGACGGTTATCGTGAAGTTAATCCAGAAGAAAATCCAGACGTATGGGACGAACCATGGCTTAGACAATATGCTACTCAGCTTGTTAAGCGTCAGTGGGGCGAGCATCTCAAGCTTTATGAAGGCATGAATCTTCCGGGTGGTATTACATTTAATGGCCAAAAGATTTGGGATGAAGCTAATGAAGAAATCCAAAAACTAGAAGATCAAGTAATCAATGATTACAGTTTGCCTGTTACGGATATGATTGGATAACAATGGCAACGAATAAGTATTTTCGTCCGTTTACGTTTGGTCGCCAACAAGATTTAGCTGAAGATCTAATCGTTCAGTCGATTAAGATCTATGGCATTGACGTAAAGTATATGCCACGCACACTCGTGAATCCTGACGCATTACTTGGTGAAGACGCTTCGTCTGCATTCGAAGACGCTATTAATATCGAAATGTATATAAAAAATACTCAAGGTTTTGAAGGTGAAGGTGATTTCCTTTCTAAGTTCAATCTAGAAATCCGCGATTCGATTACGTTCGTTATGGCTCGTAAGCGTTGGGAGCAAGTGTCTAACGAAAAATTAATGACGGAAGTTGGTTACAATATTCAGCTCGAAGACGCCAACACAAACGAATGGGGTAACAGTAACGCATTGCGTTTGGAAGCCGGACAATCAGAACTTTATCAGACGATTCACTCGCGTCCGTACGAAGGCGATTGGATTTACTTTCCGCTGAATAGAAAACTATATGAAATCAAATTCGTAGAAAATGAGCAGGTGTTTTATCAGCACGGTAAGCTATACACATACGAACTCAACTGCGAACTTGTAGATCGTCTTGGTACTATTGCTACAGGCAATACGGAAATCGACGCTATCGGTACTCGCTACGATCCAGATATTCTACAATATCAGATTACGTTAGAAACCGGAAACGGAACTGGTTCTATCCTGAACGAAGATGGCGAATCTATTCTTTGGGAATACAGAATCGAAACAAAAGACGCTTTGGCTAATAACGAATATTTCACCACGAAGTCGTTTGATTATCTTGACTTCAGCGAACGTAACCCATTCTCTGAAGTGGATAGATATTAATGTTTGGATCACAGTTTTATCACCAGTCGCTGCGTAGATATGTTATCATGTTTGGTAATATGTTTAACGATATTGTTATTCGTCGATACGATTCAGCGAATAACAATATAAGCGCTGTTGCTGTTCCTCTTGCGTATGGTCCCAAGGAAAAGTTTCTAGTCCGTACGACACAAGATCCTGATCTAAATCAGCCTGTTGCCATTCAGTTGCCTCGTATGGCTTTTGAAATGACTACGCTCAATTATGACGGACAACGTCGTCTTGTTGGTTCCAATCGTAATGTTAAGGTTACTACAACTGACGAAGATAAGTTAGACTATAACTATATGCCTGTTCCTTATGATTTGCAGTTTAATCTATACGCATACGTGCGTAACGCAGATGATGGAGCGCAAATACTTGAACAGATTGTGCCTTATTTTGGTCCAGAGTGGACCAATAGTCTTAGAATTATAGAAAAAACTGGAATAACAATAGATGTTCCTACAGTTTTAAACACAGTTTCTATTGAAGATACATATGAAGGCGATTTCAATAATCGTCGCGCCCTGATATATACTTTTGATTTTACAGTAAAAGGTTATTTCTACGGACCAACACGCCGTCAAGGTATTATCAAGCGCTCGCAGATCGACTTTGGTATCGTTACTGCGAATTCTGGAAACAAAATTACACTCGACGATGTTTCTCGTACAGGTCGCAGTTCTCGTATTGTTATTACACCTGGTTTACTCGCAAACGGCAGTCCTACAACTAACAGCGCAGCATCAATTCCATATAATCAAATTCAAGCTGATGACGATTACGGATTCTGTGCGAACACGTTTTTCTATACTGATGGTAAAAAATATAACCCAGTGACAGGACAAGATCAATGAGTGAAAAAACTAATTTCGAAATGAGTGTTGAGAATGCTTTAAATTTACCTGAATCTGCGCCTATGGTACAACCATTAGCACCGATAGAAGTAGATCCTAATGCGGATATCGATGATGATTTTGCTAAGGTTAGAAATAATCTTCATCAGATTATTCACAAAGGCAACGACGCACTCGAAGAGGCGCTCATGGTTGCGAAAACATCAGAACACCCACGCGCATTCGAAGTCGTCGGACAGCTTATCAAGACAATGGTAGATGCCAACAAAGATCTACTAGATATCCAAAAAAAACTAAAAGAGCTTAAGAAATCTGATGATCCTAGAGCTCCTACTCAAAATATCCAAGCCGAAAATGCTATTTTCGTAGGAACTTCAGCTGAGCTGCAGGCATTAATTAACGGTCGTAAGTAATGGCAGTCAAAACTTATCTAGGTAATCCTAATCTTAAAGCTGTTGGTGTTGTTCACTCCTACACTAAACAAGAAGCCGATGAATATATCAAATGTGCTAAAGACGTAGAGTATTTCGCTCGTAATTATATCAGGATCGTAAACGTCGATCGTGGTCTTATGCCATTTGATATGTGGGATTTCCAGGCGAAAATGCTTCACACGTTTGCGGATAATCGTTTTTCTATTTGTAAGCTTCCTCGTCAGGTGGGTAAGTCTACTACATCTATTGCATACATCTTATGGTTGGTTTTGTTTACAGATCAGCAGAATGTAGCCATTCTTGCGAACAAAGGAGCGCTCGCGCGAGATCTGTTAGCGAAACTCCAGCTCGCGTACGAATATCTTCCTAAATGGCTACAGCAAGGCGTCGTTACTTGGAACAAAGGTAACATCGAGCTTGAGAATGGCTCTAAGGTTCTAGCTGCGGCTACATCATCAAGCGCCATCCGCGGTGGTTCGTTCAATCTCATTTTTCTAGACGAGTTCGCGTTCGTGCAGCGTAATCTTGCTGATCAGTTTTTCGCTTCTACATATCCTACCATTTCATCTGGTAAGACAACTAAGATCATTATCGTGTCTACTCCAAACGGCATGAATCATTTCTTCAAGATGTGGGTTGATGCTACCGAGGGTCGAAGTGAATACAAACCTATTGAAATTCTATGGAACGACGTCCCTGGTCGTGATGAGGCTTGGAAACAGCAGACTATCGCTAACACTAGCGAACAGCAGTTTCGTCAGGAATTTGAGTGTGAGTTTATCGGTTCATCTAGCACGCTTATCCATCCAATGAAACTTCGAGAGCTCGCGTGGACTACTCCGCAGAAAGATAAATGGGGATTAGACATTTATCAGATGCCTGATGCTCGTAGAGCATATATTGGAATTTTCGACGTTTCTGAAGGTGTAGGTAACGACTATTCAGCGCTTTCGATTATCGACGTGACAGAATTTCCATACAAACAAGTTGCCAAGTATCGAAGTCGCGAAGTAACACCTCTAATGTTTCCTGATGTAATATATCGTTTTTGCAAATTCTACAACAACGCATACGTACTAGGAGAAACAAATAACATTGGACAGCAAGTCGTCAACTCGCTGTTTATGGACTTGGAATATGAAAACGTAATTGCTACGTTCAGTAAGAATAAAAATATCAAGGTGGGTGGTGGATTCAGTACTCGTTCGGCTTTCGGTATTCGTACGACTAAATCTGTCAAGAAAATTGGTTGCTCAAATCTAAAGACTATTGTAGAAAGTAATAAACTACTTATCAACGATTTCGAAACTATTGAAGAATTGACAACCTTTATCGAAGATAAGGATACATATAAAGCTGAAGAAGGTTGTCACGACGATTTGGCGATGACTCTGGTACTTTTTGGATGGTTAATCACCCAGCCTTATTTCAAAGACTTGACTAATAACGATATTCGTCGTAATTTGGCTAATGAAACGATGAAAGACGTTCATGATGATCTACTTCCGGCGGGTTTTATAGACGATGGTGGTTCTCAGCATTCTATGGAAAACTCATTTGATGACGAAGTCGAAAACATAAGATTATGACATAAAATGACTCTTTTTATAAATAAAAGAGTATAATTCATGGCGCGAAGCACACCTTCGTTTTATAAAGGAGATAAGTCCGATGGGTTTCCAAGTTTCTCCAGGAGTTAATGTAAGTGAGATAGATCTCACAACTATTATTCCTGCCGTAAGCACTACAACAGGTGCGTTTGCGGGTCATTTTCGTTGGGGTCCTGTAGGACAACGTGTCCTATTAGATTCTGAAGACACGCTCGTCAAGAATTTTATTGAGCCAAATTCAAATACTGCTTCGGATTTTTTCACTGCTGCAAATTTTCTAGCATATGGTAATGCACTATATACAGTTCGTGTCGTCAATCAGCTAACAACAAGTGCTGGTGCAATGACTGCTAGATCAAATGGTTCCAATACTTCTTATTTGCTTGTTAAAAATCAAGACGATTTCAACAATAATCATAATGGAACTTTAATTGGAGCTGGTAGATGGATTGCTAAGTATGCCGGTAATCGCGGAAATTCGCTAAAGGTTTCGGTGTGTCCTTCCGCAAACGCTTTCGAAAGCACACTAAGCGGAACAGCCACTCGTGGTTTTGCTCTTGGCGGAACAACGCTTTCTGCTGCTAACAATGCAAGCCTTTCTGCTACTGTATTCACTATCGTAACTGCTGCTAACGGAAATATCTCAAGCGTCACAGCTAACACTAAATCAAAAGTAATTTCAGCCAATCTTATCAGCCAAATTAACGCTGGAGATTATCTAATCATTGGCGGAACAAAACAAAGAAAAGTTTCTGCTCGTGCTTCTTCTAATACTTCTGCAAGCGCAACAACTGGTTGGACTGTAACGCTAACACTTCAAGCTGGAGCGCAAGGCACTTCTGCTGGTTCTAACGGAACTGTAGCTGTTACTTCAACGAAGTATGGATGGTATTCTTCTGGTTCTTATGGAACAGGAACTCTTACATTCTCAAACAATAGCACAATCGTAATATCTACTGCTAACGTAGGTAGTCAACTTAGTGCTGGTGACATTCTTGTTGCCGGACCAGATAATATTCCTGTTAAAATAAGCTCTGTTGCTGCTAATGGTCGTTATATTACACTGACTTCAAAATACGTATCAAATAATAGTGCTCAGCCTGTAACAAGTACAACTCGTCGTTGGGAATATTTTGATTATTTCCCATCTGCTCCAGGCACATCAGATATTGTCGCTAAGTCAGGAAGTACGAACGACGAATTGCACATTGCAGTTGTCGATGAAGATGGTTTGTTCACTGGTATAGCTGGTACAGTTCTTGAAATTTTTCCTAATATTTCGAAAGCTCTTGGCGCTAAGATCGAAAACGGAACAGACATTTATTACAGAAGTCATATAAATCAAAATTCTCGTTATATCTACTGGGCAGCTCCTTTGTCTGGAATAACGAATATAGCAAAATCTTACGTCACTCCTAGTTTAGACTATAGTGCGGGAACTTGTTCTGTTGTTAATGATTCTTTATATTATGGCAGAGACGGTGCTCTACCTCGTGCTGCAGATTATATCAATGGATATAATTTATTTAAAAATGCAGAAGAAGTTGATGTGTCTCTGATTCTTGGTGGAGGTCAGGCTACTTCAACTGTACCTATTCATATCATCAATAATATCGTAGAATATCGTAAAGATTGTATTGCAGTATTCTCACCTCGTTACGCTGACGTTGTTAATAACTCGGGCTACGCTGGTTCAGAAGTAGATGATATCGTACAGTTCCGTAATCTTCTACCTTCAACTTCATATGCTGTACTAGATTCTGGTTGGAAATATCAATACGATAAGTATGCTGATGTTTATCGTTATGTTCCAGCAAATGGTGATACTGCTGGTACGATGGTTCGCACTGATATTGAGCGCGATCCTTGGTGGTCTCCAGCTGGATATAATCGCGGTCAAATTAAGAATGTTATCAAGATGGCTTATAATCCAAATAAGACAGATCGCGATCAGCTTTATAAGCGTGGTATCAATCCAATCGTAACTTTTCCTGGAGAAGGAACGATTCTGTTCGGCGACAAAACCCTTCTAACCAAGCCATCTGCTTTCGACAGAATCAATGTTCGTCGTCTATTCATTGTTCTTGAAAAGGCAATCGCAACAGCTTCGAAATACACGCTGTTCGAATTCAACGATGCGTTCACTCGCGCGCAGTTCAAGGCAATGGTAGAACCATTCCTTCGTGACGTTCAGGGTCGTCGTGGTATCACAGATTTCCGCGTGGTTTGCGACGAAACAAATAACACACCAGAAGTCATCGATCGTAACGAATTCATCGGAGACATCTACATTAAGCCTGCTCGTTCAATCAACTTTATTCAGTTGAATTTCGTAGCCGTTCGTACCGGCGTAGATTTCACTGAAATCGTTGGAAAGTTCTAAGTGGCGGAAATAAATACTTTAAACAATAGGGAGAATAAAAACTATGCCCTTTAATGTGTCAACTTTCGCCGCACAGGGTCTGCCTTATGGTGGTGCGAGAGCTTCACTTTTCGAAGTGTTCCTTGCTCTACCTGCTGGTATCGCAGAACCTACAGCAGAAGCTCAGTTTCGTTTTGTATGTAAAGCGTCATCTATCCCAGCATCAACATTGGGGACTGTCGAAGTCCCCTATTTTGGTCGTAAGGTTAAGATGGCTGGTAATCGTACATTCGATAACTGGCAAGTAACAGTTATGAACGATGAAGATTTCCTAGTTCGCAACGCATTCGAGCTTTGGAGTTCATATATCAACTCACACGAAAACAATCTTCGTGATCCATCAGTAATCACTGAACAGGGTCTAGCTGGATATCGCACGACTGCAACAGTTCGTCATTATGCTAAGACTGGTGTATTCGCAGGAGGAACAACAGACGGTGATGCTGCTATTCCAACTCGTGAATACACATTCGTAAATATTTTCCCAGTATCAGTCAGCAATATCGACCTTGCATGGGAAACAACTGATGCTATCGAAGAATTCACAGTAGAGTTTGCCTACGATTACTGGGTCGTTGATAAAGACGTCAACGGTAGGGTAGTCAACGAATAATTGATCGCCCTAAATATATTATACAGTTTTTGAAGGAACATAAATGGCGATTGAGTTATTCGGCTTCCGTATAGGGAAAGCAGAGGAAGAAGCAGAAAAGCAAGCAGTTGCTATTCCTTCCTTTGCTCCTCCACCTAATCTTGATGGCTCGATGGAAGTCGCGCCCGGTGGAGCATACGGAACTTACGTCGATCTAGAAGGTACTGCTAAGAACGAAGCTGAACTGGTCACCAGGTATCGCGAAATGGCGATGTATCCAGAATGCGAATCTGCGATTGACGACGTCATCAATGAAGCTATTATCACCGACGAGCGTGACGAGCCTGTAACAATCAATCTTGACAAATTAGAACAACCCGATAGCGTTAAGAAACGTATCGAAGAAGAATTCAAAAACATCATTGATCTGCTAGATTTCAATAACATGGCTTACGATATTTTCCGTCGTTGGTATATCGACGGACGTTTGTTTTATCATATCATGATTGATAATCAAAAGCCTCGTATGGGTATTCAGGAACTGCGTTATATCGACCCACGTCGTATTCGCAAAGTTCGTCAGCCACTAAGACGTACTCCTATCGTAGGCACAAACTCTAAACTTATCGTTCCTGCTTACGAAGAATACTATCTATATAACCTTGCTGGTATGACGCAAGGAACTATGACACAAGGTGTCAAAATTTCCAAGGACGCTATTTGCTACGTTCACAGTGGCAATCTAGATGCCCGTAATCGCATGGTGCTTTCGCATCTTCACAAAGCGATTAAACCCCTTAATCAGTTGCGTATGCTTGAGGACGCGGTAGTTATCTATCGTCTCGCTCGCGCACCTGAGCGCCGCATTTTCTATATCGACGTTGGTAACTTACCAAAAGCAAAAGCTGAACAGTATGTGCGTGATATGATGGTTCGTCATAAGAATCGTCTCGTTTATGACGCAGATACTGGCGCGGTCAAGGATGCTCGTAAGTTCATGACTATGTTGGAAGACTATTGGCTTCCTCGTCGCGAAGGTGGGCGCGGAACTGAAATCACTACACTTCCTGGTGGTGAAAATCTTGGTCAGATGGAAGACGTTGAGTATTTCCGTAAGAAACTCTATAAGTCGCTATCTGTCCCTATTTCACGCTTAGAGTCTGATGGTCAGTTTTCACTTGGTCGTGGTAGTGAAATTTCTCGCGACGAAATCAAGTTCGCTAAGTTCATTGAACGCCTACGCGATCGTTTCGGACATTTATTTGACCAACTGCTAGAAATCCAGTTGCTTCTTAAGGGTGTAATGACCCGTGAAGAGTGGAAAGATATTAAGAATGGTATTGGTTACGATTTCCAACGCGATAACTATTATGCTGAAATCAAAGAACAGGACGTGTTGAATAATCGTCTTGGTGTTCTTGGTGTCGTAGACGCATATGTTGGTAAGTATTACTCTACAGAATGGATTCGCAAGAACGTTCTTCGTCAAACTGAAGATGAAATCAAAGAAATCAATAAGCAGATTGAGGAAGAGGGTGCTGATCAAAGCGAAATGGATATGCAACAACAGCAGCATGACCAAGAAATGCAGCAGTCTCAGCAGCAGTTGGCTATGAAAGACATGGAAATCAAGTCTAAAGAACTAGACGCCAAAGCTGCTTCATTGAAGAAACCTGAACTTACTAAACCTGCTGCTGCGAAACCACAAAAAGTAGAAATCAAACTTTCTGGTGATGCTAAGAAAAAAGCTACAATAAAGAAAGAAGAATATCACGAATACGAATTTACTCCTAAGCCTCTTACTGAAGAAGATAAGAAACTAATCGAAAGTATGACTCGTGCAATTGAGAAGGTTTCTAAGGAAGACCTCGAAGACGTGGAAGAGTTCAAGGATGTACTATAGAAATGAAAGAACTAGAAAAGGCACAGATTCTTTCCATAGCTGCTAAGTTTGCTAAAGCGGAAACAGATGAACTCCGCCGCAATTTCAATGAACATTCATTTTCAGAATTAGATAAAGCTAAGATATTATCAGTTGCACAAAAATTCGCCAAGTCAGAAGCTAACGAAGTTCGTAGATTTCTTGAAGAAAAAATTCTAAACGAATTTGTTTTGACTCCCGGTCCTCAAGGAATCCAAGGAATCCAGGGAATACAAGGTATCAAAGGGGATACTGGCGAGCGCGGTGAAAAAGGTGAGCAAGGACTTCGAGGTTTAACTGGTTCACAGGGAATACAAGGGATCCAAGGAATTCAAGGTGAACGTGGAGAAAAGGGAGAACATGGCGAAAAAGGCGAAAAGGGCAACGACGGCGAACAAGGAATCACAGGTATTCCTGGAGAGCGAGGACAACGTGGGGAACGAGGCGAACGAGGAGAGCCAGGTATTGCTGGTGAACGCGGAGAACGCGGAGAACAAGGGATCCCAGGTGTTGCTGGTGAACGAGGTGAACGAGGTTCCGACGGAGCAAGAGGTCTTGATGGAAAACCCGGCCCCGCCGGTGAGAGGGGCCCTCAAGGGATACCTGGACAAGACGGGTCCCAGGGCTTAAAAGGTGATACTGGTCCTATAGGACCTATGCCTGATATTACTCCATTAGAAAAACGTGTTACTATGTTCATAGATAATGCTGAAAAACGCATTTCTAGAATAGCATTTAGTAGCGCAATTTCACGCTCACCTGGTTCTGGTGAAGTTAATCTACACAAGTTGGATGACGTTGACTACGCAAGCTTGAAAACAGCTACCGAAGGCCAAGCCCTTGTCTATAACGCAACAACTCGTAAGTGGCAAGCAGGAACAGTAGCATCAGGTGGTGCAGCAAATAACATAGCAACTGTATCAACGACAACACTTGGTGAACTAAGAGAAAACGATTTGATTGTCGTCAATGTCACAGGCGGTGTTGTCACATCAAACACAGTTGGTATTTTAACGACGGCATTGAATAATGCGTTGTCACAAATATCAGCACTAGAGGCTCGTATAGTAGCGTTGGGTGGATAATGGCCATCACAACTGCAAACTCTTCCATAAAATTCAAAGATGTGAGAACCAAGATCAATGAGGTCATTGGTAAAGTAAACACGCTTGG